CTTAGACGAGTACGACCCATATTAAACATCATGTTTACTAAAATTTGTTGTACTTCGTCCGGGAATGTCTCCCAATGTTCTTTAAATAAAATTACACACTCATTTATAGCCAGATCGAGATCCCTGTCAAAGCACTCTTTAACGCGCTCATCTGAGACTGGTGTTCCAACTGGCTTTCCGTGCTCTGGATCTGACTCAAGCACGAGATGTCCCACTCCGAAGGTTGGGTACCCAAGATGGTCCAAATAAATTTCATAAACTACTCCTTCGTCTACTTTTAGTGTCTCAAAGACTGCTGACCTGTTCATTTTTAGTCCTTAAAAAGCGGGGGTTGCCCCCCGCACTTGCATTACTGCGTATCTTTATCTTTCTTTTCTCGTCGATTACGGCCAGGACGAACGTATTCCCATTCATCCTTCTCAGGGTTGTACTCGTGCTCTAAAAATACATTGGTAAGGCCTGCGCGAAGATAGTATTCACTTACTCCTTCACCAATCTGTTTCCAGTACGTTCCAACTACTTTTACCTCTTCGACCTCTTTCGCATCTGCGGACATAACCGCAGTAGCTAGCAACATAAAAGTTGCTAGAATTTGCCAGCGAAAATCTTTCATCTTAGATCCTCTTAACTACTCCACAGGAATAGTCACAGGCTTGCTAGAGGGCGTATACTCCAAACTAATATGAAGCATTCCATTTTCAAGTTTTGCTTTCGTTACTTCTAATGCAGTATCTACTTTGAAAACTTTCTCAAATGCTTTTCCAGAAATACCTTTATGCAACCACTCAATGTCTGTTTCTGAGTCTTGCTTGACTCCTTTCACGGTGAGCTCACCATTGTGAAGTTGGACGCTAATAGCCTCTGTGGTCCAGCCAGGTAGTGCTAGCATAAGTGCATACCCTTCTACTACTTTACCGATGTTATATCGAGGGTATTCTATTTTCTGTTGCATTAATGGATGGTTATAAAAATTATCGAAGCCCACGAAGAACTTCTCCAAATCTAGTTTAGATGTCATATCTTTCTCCTTTTCAGTAAGATTGATTGCCCCTTTCGGAAGCGTTATAGTTAACGGGTTAAATGTGAATCTGTGGAAAATCCAGCTCGACTCACAGGGAATATTATATCATCGACCACCTAACGACGTCAAGAATTATTTTTGCGTAGGTTCAACGCCAAAAAAGTTCTTGACTTCTTGACCCACATCCATTATAATAGTTCCTGTAAATGAGAGGAGTAACAAATGTCAGAATTAAATGATTATCAAAGTTTCGTGTACAGCGTAACCAGCGAACCATCAAAGGCTATTGGTGAGTTTGCTGAAGTTACAGCAGAGCTGCACGAGATGGTAAACATACCTCTGTTGCTTACTGCAGCAATCGGTATGTCAAGCGAGAACGGTGAGTTCTCAGAGATTGTAAAGAAGTGTGTCTTTCAAGGCAAAGAGTTCAATCGTAAAGAACGCTACCACATGAAGCGTGAACTCGGGGACATTCTTTGGTACTTAGCCAACGCAGCTACTGCACTTGGCTACAACTTGGACGATATTATGTTCGAGAATATTCAGAAGCTAGAAGCACGCTACCCGAATGGCTTTGAAGTCTTCCGTAGCGAGAACAGAGTAGAAGGCGACCTATGAGTGCATTTGACGAGCAGGCTGGCGGTAACCACTACTTGGAGTTTGTTATTCAGCCAGTAGAGTTTATTCATAGAAACAATATTCCGTATATCGAAGGTAACGTCATCAAGTACGTTTCTCGATGGAGGGACAAAGGGGGTGTACAAGACCTTCACAAAGCAAAACATTATATTAACCTATTACTGGAGATGGAAGAAGATGGCTAAAAGATCAGTATTCGGCAAAGCAATTCACGTACCAAAAATCAAGAAGACCTCACAGAGTGGCAAGAACTCTATGGTCAAAACAGCATCTATGAATAAAAACAAGCGTCGGTCTTATAAAAAGTACCGAGGCCAAGGACGGTGATAATAAATGGATCACTCAATCACACAACAAGTGGCAGAAAGAAAAAGACTACTCGACGCACTCGACAAACTTTCAAGGGAGTTCGATCAAACACTCCAGAGCCTTATCGACGAGAATCAGTTCAGTACAGAAGTGCCCCCGACACAGTTGGAGTTGCCGCTCGAGTGGACTCGCCACAATACACCGGAACCTTTGTTAAAGGTATCGGAACCATGCACAAAAGTAACGCCGTCCCAATAGTGGACGAAGAGCATATGAAAGATATTGCTAAAATGAGAAGATAGTATGTTAAGTTTAGAACATGATATTGAAAGCGTAGTCCTTGCAATGTGGGGTGAACCCGAAGAAGAGATTACACGCGAGGCAATGTATCGCTTTGATATTAGTTACGAGCAAGCCTATGAGCTTGTACTTCAAGCTATTGCTGAAGAAATAAATCGTGACGAAGAATATTTCGATGATGAATTTTGAGAACTTCGTCACACTTTTCGTGAGACCCGGTGAAAAAAATTTCTTGACTTTTCGTCCTAGGTGTCATATAATAGTTCCATAGTGCGCCAACTGTGCGCATGGCAAGCAACTTGCCATTTTAAGAACGGTGTATCAGAAGCGTAAGACTTGCATTTAGCCGCGCAAGCCCTTCAACCGTTCCCTCGGGGGTGGCATCCACAGCCTTAAAGCATTGCGCCCCCGGCCCTATTCTCGCCCCTAGGTGGGCAAAGCTGTAGGAGAAACCTATGGCCGTTCGCAAAAGAAAATCACCTGTCAAGAGAAGGAAATCTCCTACTCGTAAAAAGGCTGCGCCACGTCGCAAAGCCAAGCCATTATCCGCAGCAGTAATCAAGTCTTTGAGAGCAAAGGCTAAGAAAAGCGGAAAATCATTAAGCACCTTAAAGAAAGTATATCGACGAGGACAAGGTGCATTTTTATCTAGCGGATCACGACCCGGTATGACTATGTCACGCTGGGCACATGCACGTGTGAACTCGTTTATCCGAGGTTCTAGGAAACACGACCTAGATTTAAGAGGAAAGAAGTAATGGATCTACTTATTGCATTTGTACTAGGAGCTGTAGCGCATTGGGCATTTAAAAAATTTGGCCATAAAGTTACAGGCGGCGGAAGTGGCGGCGGAAGTGGCGCAGGAAATGGCGGGAGCGATCTTAAATGAAGCACGGCATGCACAAAGCTAAAAAGAAGAAGCGTAAAAATGGTAAGAAAAAGAAGACGCGCTACTAAAGACAAAAAGACGGGAGTCAACAAAAAGTATCTTAGTGGTACTGCTGGCTCCCGTCGAGCTAAACTTGCTTCTGTACTGAAGCGTATCGCAAGGCTCTACAAGGAGGGCAAGCGTGTGCCAAAAACTCTGTTAGCAGAAAGGCAACGATTAGGAACTAAAAAACGTGGCAAGAAAAAGAAAAGCCGTTAGACGTAAAAAAGATCCCCGCTTAGCCCGAGCTAAAGTGTCTGGCTACAATAAACCCAAGCGTACTCCGAGTCACCCAAAAAAGTCTCATATTGTTGTTGCTAAAGTTGGCAGCAAGGTGAAGACTATACGTTTTGGTCAGCAAGGTGCAAAAACTGCGGGTAAACCAAAGAAAGGCGAAAGCGAACGTATGAAGAAAAAGCGAGCATCTTTTAAAGCTCGCCATCGTCGTAACATCGCAAAGGGCAAAATGAGCGCAGCTTATTGGGCCGACAAGGTGAAGTGGTAATGAGTGACGAAGAAGCGAAAACTTTTCACCCTGCAGATACTAATGGGGATGGAAAAGTAAGTGAAGAAGAAGAGCGTATGTATCTTGAATTTAAGCGCAAAGAGCTTGAAGACTTAGATGCAATGCGAGATGCTCAAAGAAGCATGACTTGGTTTGCTCTTGCAGGCTTACTACTTTATCCTTTTGCAGTTGTATTAGCAGACTGGGTTGGTTTAGACCAAGCTAGTAAAATATTGGGAGATATGGCAGCTACTTACTTTGTATCAGTAGCGGCAGTCGTTGCTGCCTTTTTTGGAACACAGGCATATTCGAGTAAGAAGTGATCCGCTTACTGCCGCTTATATTTTTAAGCGGCTGTGTTGCACTATCACCAAATTTAGAATCTACAGAAGATTTGGTTACGGGACAAGTATATTACACTTTTAATTTAGAAGTATCGTACCCAAAAAAGAAATTTATGACTCCGGAAGAGTGGATAGAATATCATACGGTTCCGGAGAGCCAGAGGGAAGCACTATATGCTACGTACAAAGAGCGTGAAGTTATTGAAAAGCGTTGGGCGAATTTTATGGAGAATTGTCTCCTGGCCTTTTCGTTGGATTGTTAGCCTCTTTTTTAATGAGTGGCAAGTTACTGTCTGGTACGATCCAATTAAAAAAACAACTTATAATTTTAAATGGCTTGAAAAGTGTGAGTCAAAACATATAAAAGGTCGTCTTACTACGGGGGAGCCTTTTGAGATGAAAACTCAAGAGCCGTTTAACTTTCAAATTAAAAAGGTAAAATAATGTTTGATATGTTAAAAATGTTGCCACTGTTACTTGTACTTGCTGGAGGAGCATACGCTTACCATACAACTACAGTAGCTAAAAAAGACGCAACGATTGCACAGTTAGAAGCAAATATAGTTACACTTCGTAATAACGTAGTAAAACTAGAAACTGCTTATGAAACGGAAATGGCTGCACGAGAAAGAGTAGAGCAAAACTTAACAAAACAACTCGAAATGGTCGGAGCATTGACAGAGAAAGCAAGTGCTTTGCAAGCAGAGATGGACGACTACTTGTCAATCTTTAAGCGTCATAATCTTACTAAGTTAGCTCGAGCCAAGCCCGGTCTTATAGAGCCAAGAATAAATAATGGTACGAAAGAAGTATTTCGTGCTATCGAAGAAGCTAGTCAGGAGGTAGAGAATGCGGATTCTCAGTAGTGTACTATTACTCACACTCGGAGGATGTTCGATGCTACAGCCCCAGCCTCTTCCGGCACCAGAGCCAATTATTAAAACTGTAACAGAGTTTAAAACTTTAGAAATATATCAACCGCC